TGAAAGTTACCTAAGAGAAAATGGTGACATCTGATCGGTTTGAAACATAAGGAATTAAGCAATGCCATTGCTTCCAGATCAATTAGATGATTTTGTCAATCTAACGCTTGACAACTTCACTAGAAAGCGCTGGGTTGATTTGTCCTTGGACAAGCAACATCACGTTTTCGCATCAAAGTTCTTGGCAGGTAAGTCCCGTACTCCGGTACAGGGCGGTGTTCAACTGAACTGGAAAGTTCAGACATCAAACACTGGAACTGCTAAGTTTTCAGAATTGTATAGTGTCGATCAAACGGCTGTAAAAGACTTGACTACTGAAGCAAAGCAACAGTGGTCGAAAGCAACTGTGAACTTCAGTTATGATGTTCATGAAGATGCAATGCAGTCTGACCGTGAAACGCTCATCCGAGAACTCGATATTCGTCGTCATTCAATGTACAACGATTACTTTGAGTTAATGGAAGACGCTCTCTGGTCTGCTCCAAGCAGCGATACTCAATCTCCACGTAACCCATCAGGTATCCCGTTCTGGATTCAAAAATCCGCAACGACTCCCGGTGGTGGCTTTACTGGTGGAAATCCATCCGGTTTCTCGAATGGTGCCGCTGGTATCAATGTCAACACAGTATCAAACTGGAAGAACTGGTCGTTTAACTACACCAGCATCTCCCGTGACGATCTTGTGTCTAAGTGGCGTAAAGCAGTTGCTCACACTCACTTCAAAGCTCCTAAGCAGTTTGCTGAACTGGCTGGCGGTAAGGGTGACTCTAACTGGTGCTTCTTCACAACGTATGACGTTCTTGAAGAAGTTGAGAAGATTTTGGAAGGTCGCAACGATAACCTCGGTGTTGATCTTGCAAAATACGCTGGTTCCGCAGTCTTCAAAGGCAACCCGATCATTTGGGTTCCTTACTTGCAGGCTAATGATTCCAGTAAGCCTATCTACGGTGTAAACTTCAACGTCTTCAAGTATTTCTACAAGAAGGGCGTTGATATGTTGGTACACAAGCCTCAACAGGCTTCCAACCAGCACACTGTACGAACGGTTCACATGGATTCATGGGGCAACTTCGTTTGTTACAACCGGCGTAAATTGTTCGTCGGTTATGTCGCCTAATATGAGAGGAGCGAAATAAATCATGGGTGATTTATACACAAAACCTCAAGCCAAGGCTTCTTCACTTCGCCGTGGTCTGTCTCCAAACATTTGGGCGCAAGCTCCGATAACGGAGATTAACAACGGTGGTCTTAGCGAAGGATTTGGCTTCGTGGATGACTTTTTAACTTTTGATGATGAGAACAAGTGGGTTCTTACTCAGGCAACTGCCGGTACAGCCGCACTTGATGCTGCCGCCAAGGGTGGTGTTCTATTGCTGGATGCAGCAAGTAGCACCAACAACCAAGGTGTGCAAATTCAAATGGGTGGTGCTGCCGGAGCTAGCAGCTTTATTGCTAGTGCTGACAGTAAGATTTACTTTGAAGCTCGTGTAAAGATTGCAGATATTGGTACTAGCGGAAGTGATACCGGCAACTTGGTTGTTGGTCTGGCTGAAGTTGATACTACGGTTTTAGCTTCGGGTGCAAACTCGACTGCTAACCATATCTGCTTTGAGCATCTCGATGACGATGGTGCCGTTGATTTCCACAGCGAAAAAGCTGGTAGCCGTGACAGTTCGACTGGTCTGCATACTTTAGCAGACGGTACTTACTTCAAGGTTGGCTTTATCGTTGATGGTATTAGCAGCATTACACCATACGTTAATGGTATTGCTCAAACTGCTCATACTACGCAGATTCCAATTGTAGAGATGACTCCTACACTTGTATGCCATTCTGCTGGTACGACTGATCCAATTCTTCATGTTGATTGGATTGCTTGCTATCAAGTTGAGCAGATTGCTAACTAGGTTCGCTACCTTAGTGAGACCTTAGCTGGGGTGGGGCTACAACCCCGCCCCAGCTTTATTTTTAAGAGGGAAAGATGGAAGTATTACTGCACGAGTTGGAAGAATCCTTTGGCCCATTAACCGATATGCAGAGGCAGGTTATTGCTGATGCACATAGCTATTACCACAAAAAGCAGGAGGGGGTGTTACCTCTGTCTGAAATTTGTGTGTTATTGGCTGTTGCGAAACATTTGCCTAAGCCGGTAGTAAAGAAAAAAACCACTAAATGAGTTTTGTAAGAAACACAGCGGTAACGGGTTTTACATTTGGTATGGTCAATGCCACCACTGGTGCGGCATTGACAGGTGTTGCTAGTGCAATTGGGAAGTATCACACTAAAGATGGTGGTACTCAGGCAGCTTTATCTGGCACAATTGCAGAGGAGGGGAATGGTCAGTATTCCATTGACCTGACTGCAACCGAAATGAACGCATCGGTTGTTGGTTTACTCTTCACGCACTCCTCTGGTGTACCTGTCCAATTCACAATAAAGACAATTGGCTCACCGGCAGATACCAGCACAGAAAGCACGTTAAGCACAACACTAACCAGTCTCAGGAAAGAAGTTGGTTGGTTGTGGCTTGGTGACCGGAATAGCTCAAACTGGACATCAGATGAGACTGACCAGATAGATGAAATGATCAATTCTGGTTTAAGGCAGTTCTATCATCCTCCACCAAATTCAATGTCTCCGAAAGGACATCGGTGGTCTTTCTTGGAGCCAACTACCACACTCAGTACCGTTTCGGGAACTGAGGACTACACTCTAAGTGCTGATTTTGGTGGTTTAATCGGTTTAATAACGTACACGGATTCGGATGAACAATGGTATCCAATCGAACTGACTGGAGAGCATCGCATCCGAATACTGAGACAGCGGGATTATAACAGCAATAAATCTGACCCCCGTTATGCAGCAGTTCGTCCTAAGAGTAGTGACGGTGGCAATGGTCAGCGTTTTGAACTAATGCTTTGGCCGATGCCGGATGCTGCATACACATTGCGTTATAAGTATCATGCACTTCCTAGCAAGATAACAGCGTCAAAGCCTTACCCTTTAGGTGGTGAGATGCACTCTGAGACAATACTGGAAAGTTGTCTTGCGATTGCAGAGCAGAGGCTTGAAAACAGTTCTGGTATTCATACTCAGAAGTTCCAAGAGAGGTTGGCAGCTTCATGTGCAATGGATCGACAATTGCAGACTCCTGACACAATGGGTTACAACGGAGACCCATCTAACCAAAAGGTACTCAGTGAGCAGGAAAATCGCTACATAAATGGTGACTTAGTTAAGTACAATAACAGTGTATTTTATGACTCATAAGGTAAAGATATGTACACAAATCCACAGAATACTGTAATTGAGAGCATTACGCTTGATAGCACATTAGGAGATAGCCCTGTAATCACCTTCAAGGGATTCAGGAAAATGATCTGTGCTATACCTGCTGGAAGTAGCATTACATCGCTTACTTATTATGTATCACCCACCTCGGATGGTACATTTTTACAGCTTTACAATAGTAGCGGTGCTGTTAGTACGACTGTAGCTGCTGAGAGAGCTTATCAACTAACCAGTGAACTGGAAGGTATAAGCTATCTTAAAATTGTTCCAAATAACGATGGAAACGTATCTTTACACCTGATTTCCTAGGAGAAACTAAATGTCAGGACATAATATCCTTCAACAAATCGCTGGTACAACAGAACTTGAGATCGTTGATCCGGGTAGTGGTGGAACCATTCCTGTTGACCGCAGTTTTGGTATCTGCCCTGTAGTTACCGGCGGTGCTGAATCCAGAAAGATAGCATCACCTGAGCGTGCTGGTATTATCATTACGGTTTGTTTGAAAACAGACGGTGGTGATTTAACCATTACTGGTTCAGGAAGTGAAATCATTAACTCTGGTTCTGGTTCAGAAACAACTGCTGTCATGGCTGATGCTGGTGATGTGCTTACGTTGATTAGCATTAACAAAGGTACAAGCATTATCTGGGCTGTTTTAGCAAATCATGGAGCTACATTGAGCTAATGCCACGAGGCCGTACCCGCTTTGATTTACCTTGGCCTTCCGGCGGGTTGATCGAGTCAACGGCTTACGAGTCACAGCCACGAGAGTCCACTGTTGATTGCCAGAATGTTAGGGCATATGAACCCTCCACGGGTCGAAGTCGTGGTGGACAACGCGCTGGTCTTGTTAAGCACGCCGATGCTCGGACTGCTGACGGAAAGGTGCAAACCCTAGGGCAGGTAGTTGCCCGAACCACTCCCTCTGACCAGAACGAGGTCGGTGCAAGGAGCGTGGTTTCGTATGCAGTTACCAATGGTACGGTTGCGAAGTTTACATCTAGCGCGTTTACAACAGCAACAAATGGCTCAAGCGCCCTAAGCTCTTCTGTGCCTGTTATATTCTCCTCACAGCTTTTTGGTGTGGTCTATTTTGCTGATGGGACTAATGAGAAGAAGTGGACGGCAAGCACAAACACTGTCGCAACTTGGTCAGCAAGTGCTGGTTCATTGCCTACTCAAGGCAGTAATAAGCCACGCCTGATTGAGACATGGCGTGGTCGCATTGTTTGTAGTGGTATTAGCACTGATCCTCATAACTGGTTTATGAGTAAGGTTGGGGATGCCGATGATTGGAACTATAGCCCAACGACAGCAACTCGTGTGCAAGCTGTAGCCGGTAATCAGTCTGAGGCAGGCAAGAGTAGTGACATTATCAACGCTCTTTGCCCCTATTCAGATGACATCTTGCTGATATTCGGTGATCATAGTATCTGGCAGATGACTGGCGACCCCGCTGAAGGGGGTCGCCTCGACCTTGTTACTGACACAATTGGTAGCACTTGGGGTCGTCCGTACTGCAAGAGTCCTGAAGGGACTCTTTACTTCTTTAGCAATCAGGGTGGTGTTTACTCAATGGCACCGGGAAAAACCCCTGTAAACATTTCTGACCAGTTTATTGCTAAGAAGCTGGATAACTATGATCCTGATACAACTCTGGTTCAGATGGTTTGGTCGGATGTGGAACGTGGTTTTTACTTATACCTCACTCCTCTTGGTGGCGGAGCGACCACGAATTACTTCTTTGACGTTAGAAACAATAGCTGGTGGCCTGACAAGTTCGCAACTAATGGTTTCAATCCAACAAGCGTACATCTTTTTGATGGAGATAGTTCATCAGATAGGACAGTTCTTCTTGGTTGTCAGGACGGATATGTGCGAAAATATGATTGGTCTACACCATCAAAAAATGATGATGGTGTAGCGATTGATAGCTATGTCTGGGCTGGACCGATTCAGTTGCAGAACAAGCCAAAGATAATGCTGACTGAAATGCAGGCAGCGCTTGATACTAGTAGCAACGATGTTGCCTTCAGTGTTTATGCTGCTGAATCTGCTCAGGCTGCTAAAGCATCCTCAGCAAAGTTTACGGGTTCATTTTCTTCTGGAAGGAATAAGTCAGAGCGAAGGCGTGCCACTGGTCACAACATCTTTGTGAAACTTGGCAATAGCACCTCTAACCAAACCTTTAGTTATGAGTATTTAAACATAGGCTTATCTAGCTTCTCAGGACCAAGGAGTAGGCAGTGGTAATTGAAGGATTTCCAAGACGAACCGGCGACTGCGCCCGCGCACGAAGGGCAGGGGCTTTATTATCCACAACTCCTGATGAGGCGGTTCAGTTACAAGGTACGTTCGTGGTGAACATATATACTGACCTTACTGATGTTGGCACACACGGTGAGATTGCTCTGTATAAGCCAGCAGGAAACCCCTATCTAGTGATACATTACGTTGATACTTGGTACACATCGGCGGGAGGAGCGATTAGTTAAATGGCACGTTATTCAAAAGAAACTGATTTGCAGCGTCAAGTTCGTGAGTTGCGGGACGCTAGGAATAAGCAATCAAAGTCTGTTGGAACCGCCAATAGAGGAAGTCGTTCTGAACAAGTATTCGGTCAGCAGGGTCTTAACCTAGGTCTTCAGCACGGGCCTAAAGATTTGCGTTGGGGAAAGGAGTACGGACCGTCAGTGTCGAAGAGGGTTGGCAACAGAAATATGGTTGTCCCAACCTTAAAGGGGAATGTTGATACAAAAATCAAACAGGGGGATTCTGACTGGGAAAAGCGAAGGAAGATGTATGCCAAACTTAAATTGCAAAATTCGGTAAACCCTCAAGCATCGGGTAACAATCAAAGATTTATACAGCAGTTTGAAAATGATGCTAGAAAAAAACATTTTGAATCCGTGGAGGATCGCGCTCGTGCTGGTGGGATGAGTGGTTTGGATGCACTCAGAATCAGGGGTCACGCCAAGTCTCTTATGCACCCTGACTCTAGGAATAAGCCTGCTGATGATCATGGCATTGATTACAGTAGCTTTGAAAAGTTAAGCCCTGAAGAACGATCAAAGCGTGCTAGAGAATTAGACGCATCTAACCGTGCAAAAGAGTCTTCACAAAGAGATTTAGCTGCACAGGAGCGTAAGCAGATAAACGCTAGGGATGCAACTGCGGCTAAGGAAATGAAGCGTCGAGAGAGTGTCGAACCACACTTAAAGCATCGTCGAGACAGATTAAAAAAGATAAACACTCGTCTTACAGGATTTGCTGAAGGTGATGTTAATAAGCTACCCGCCGGTGATAGAAAGTATCTTGAGGAAAATAAAGATATGGCATCAGGTCGTTCAAAACAACAGAGTTACAACGATAGGTCACAGGCCATGAGCCAGCGGCGTGCTGAAGCGCGTCGTCGTCTTAAAAAAGCTGATCAGCCTCAAGGAGGCATGAACCAAGGAGGAGGTGCCGGAATGGGCATGAACAGACAACAACCAGAGCGTAATAGTGTTACCGATGGAACTTACCAGCGGGGAGGTCAGGGTAATCCTGCTATGCAAGGTGGCATGGGCGGCGGTGGTCAGCAGCGTGGTATGGGATTCATTGCTGGTCAACGTGATGTAATGCCCCCTCGTGGCGGAAGTCAGTTCCCTATCCAAGGTCCGGGTCAAGGTATGCCTCCGGTAGGCGGTGGCTTTCAGGACCGCTTTGATAGCCGAAGAGGTGGCGGTGGTATGGGTGGCGGTATGGGCGGCGGCATGGGCGGCATGGGTGCAAGATTCCCAAGAGGTGTACGCTCAAATTACGGTGGTGGGCGAGGCGGATTCGGCGGTGGAATGGGAGGAATGGGAGGCGGATTCGGCGGTGGATACAACCGTGGTAACTTCGGCGGTGGAATGGGTCGAGGCGGATTCGGTGGTCCTATGGGTCATTGGAGTGGCGGAAGAGGTCGTGGTATGGGTGGTTACGGCGGCGGATTCGGTGGCATGGGAGGCGGTATGGGTAGAGGTATGGGAGGCTATGGCGGCGGATTCGGTGGTATGGGCGGAGGATTTGGCGGTGGTAGAGGCGGATACGGAGGGGGTGGATTCGGTGGATTCGGCGGCGGTCGAGGTGGATTCGGTGGCGGTATGGGTAGAGGTGGTGGAGGATTTTTCCAGCCTAGAGGTGGTGGAGGTTCTTTTATGCCTAGAGGCGGTGGTTTTAGACAGCCGCCGGGAGGTACTCGTGGGTATCCACAAATGAGATTTCAACCACAACCGATGAACTTTAACGCAGGATCTATGATGCGTGGTCCTTCGCAAAGGGCGGGAGTTGGTTTTGCGGGTGGAACGAGTGGTTTGGAACAAGACCCTTGGCTTAGACAGGCTCGCCTAAGACGTATGGGTACATTTGGTCAGGGCAACTATTACGGATAAGGAATGAAAAAATGGCTTTTGCACCCAGAGGTAATAGAGGTCGGAGACCGCAGATTCCCGGTAAGGGCGACTGGCAGCGTGGTGGCGGCCAGCAGCAGCGACCCCAACCATCTTTAGGGGAGTTATATCAAAATGCGTGGCAGTCGGCTCGTGATGCGAATGAAGATAGATACGGACAAATTCTCGGTGGATATAACCAGCTTGAAGATCAAGCGGGCGGTCGCCTTGGCGGATTACTTGGGGGCTACGCTGGTATGGGTTCTCGCTTAGGCGGGTTATCCACGCAGAATTTAGGTGCTATCAATGCACTTATGAATAAGGAACGAGGCGGCATTCTGGACAGAGCAGAGCAGCGGCAGGGCGACGTGCAGGGTCGCTTCGGCGAGTTCGGTCAGCAACATCAAGACCTCATTGGGCGTGGCAGACAGCAACATCTAGGTGGTTTAGCTGCACGCACCGGCGGCCTTTTAGGTGGCCGCCAAGGTGCGATGGACAGGATGCAACAAGCTCATCAAGGTCGTAGTGGTGGGATGATGGACATCCTACAGGGTGCTGGCGATACGGAAAGAGAACGTATTGGTCGTCAGTTTGATCAGGCACAGGAGGCTCAGTCGGCTCAGGCAGAGCAGGATCTTATTAGTCGTGGGCTTGGTAATACTACCATCCGTAGCTCTGTAATGGGTGGCATTGGAGATCGAACACAGCAGGGTAAAGCTGATGCAATGAACCGCTTAGCAGAACAGCTAAGAGGCGAGCGATTAGGTGCCTTTGAACGTGGTACTGGCGCTGAATTAGCACAGCTAGGACGTGACCTAGAGGGCATATCAATGGCCGGTGAACGTCTCACTGGTGACCAAATGAGTGCTTTAGAGCGTGGTAATATACGCCGTGAGGGTGCTGATATGCAGGTGGGTATGGCCGGATTGGGTCAGCTTGCTGATGCACAGCGTGCTATGGGTCAGATGGACTTCGGATTAGGTCAGCAGGGAATGGGTGGCCTTATCAACACCCTCGGTGCTAACCTCAGTGGTCAGCTTAACCTTGGTCAGTCTGCACTAAGCGCTCTTGAACGAGGCGGCCTGAATGTGCAGGGTATAGGCCAAGATATGCTGAACTTTATGGAACGCCGTGATGATCAGTACCCTGACATTGGTCAACTTATCGAACTGGCAACTGGCGCAGGTCAGGCCGGTATGGGTATGGGTGGCGGAATAGGCGCTCCTCAATTCCACGCACCATTTGGACTTCCTCAGCCTAACTGGAGTGGTCAAGGTTGGGGCGGACAAGGATTCCCCAGCGGACAGACTGGCGGAAGCAGTAATGTAAATGTGCATGTCGGCGGCGGTGGAGGCTTGAATTATGACGATTCAGGCTCTGACCCTGACTTCGGTAGCGGTGATATGGATGGTGATGGTGTACCTGACTACTTAGACCCAGATACACCACCAGAATCTCCGGGTGGCGGCGGTTCCGGTAATCCTTGGGACCCCGATTATGACCCAACACAACCTCCCGGCGGAGATGGCACTGGTAGACCGCCTTACGAAGGTCCTTACCGACCTCAGGATGAAGGCGGTGGTGGCGGTGGTGGACAGCAACACGGCGGCGGAGGCGGTGGAGGCGGTGGTGGGGGAGGAATACCTCCGTACTTAAACCCAAACACACCTCCTCAAGATGGTGGTGGACTTCCTGAAACATGGGCTGATGATGCAACATTCTGGCCGGGCGAGACCTTCGATATTCCCTACATTGATCGTAATCAACCTGCTCCCCCGACTGATGTTCCGGGTCCTTACGGTGGTGGTACACCAACCCCTCCAGAGGATGATCTTAAATTACAGGCAAACTACATGAAGTGGTTAGAGATGATGAATCGGTCTGGTATGGGTATGCAACCCAGCATGGGGAGTCCTATGGGCGGCGGAATGATGGGTGGAGGAATGGGTGGTGGTGGTGGTATGGGTATAGTGTATAACCCTAACCGGCCTGATGGCGTTATTTAAGGATGATACTAAATGGGAATTGTAGTCCAGCATCAACCTCCTCTAACAGCGTTATCGGAGTTGGCCTTTCAAACAGGCCAACTCCAGTATCGTAACCAAAGAAGGCGGGAATTAGAGGCACAACAGCTTGCTCAGGCGCAGATGGCTCAGAAGGAGCGTCTGGCTCAGATGCAGGTTATGGCTAATACCCAATCGCAGATGCGCGGTCATCAGCAGGGTATGCAGCGTCTAGCCTATCAGAACATGATGGGTCAGCAGGGTCAGCAGAGTCAGCATCAGTTGCAGATGATCCAGAACGCTGAGCGTGCTAAGCAGCAGCGTGAACTTGCCAATATCTATGGTGAGAATAATGTGCAGGCAGCTAACGTAGCATCCGAGAACAGGATGTTTGAACGTCAGCAATCAGCCATTAAGGACATGTATGATAATGTCCTTAACCAGCAGGGGCAGGAGGCATTGCACGGTCTTCTAGGGCAGCAGCAGGAACTGAAAATGTCTCCTGACATTAGCCCTGAAGAGAAGCAGCAGCAGATGGAGCAGATTGAGCAGCAAATCTTTCAGCTTCGTGAAGACCCCTCTATGACCCTAGGCAGGGATCAGATGCCGGGGCATGTTCGCCGCAAGGACGATATATATGAAGAAGTCCGGCAGGCTGATGGAACTTATATTCCACGGGTGAGGACAACTCGCCCTGCGGTGCAGGCTGATGGCTCCATTGCTCCTGAAAATATCCCTATCGAGGAGATACGAGCTAAGACAGATAAGGTGGAGCCAATAGAGGGTACGGATGAGGTCAGAGTCTCTAGATACAATGAAGCTACTGGTCTGGTTGACGTGACTACTCACAAGAGTAATAAGCTAACTCCTGAACAGGAATTAAAGCAAAAAGACAATGAGCAGGCTGCAATTAAGCAGGTTTATGATGCTTACAGCACGTATAAAGACGCACGGGATGCTGCGAAACGAGCGTATGAGGAGGCTGTAGGCATGGCCAAGGGAAGTGATGCAGCTTCCCTTGTTGCACCTGATGATGCGATTAGCTTCACTGATTGGATCAACTCTAAGGACGGTATACTCCAGAAGGAGATGCTGAAGCGTGCAGGAATAGACGTTGATGCTCTTATGCGTGAATGGGAGGTTTCTAACACACCGGTGGGGGCTGGTTTACTTAACCAGCAGCCTCAACAGGATCAGCAGCCTCAGCAGCCTCAACCCGAACAAATTGCACCAGAGGAAAAATTTAGAGGCGAACTCAATATTAATGAGTGGCGACCTACTTCTCCAGACGGTTCACCTAATCCTATCGCGATGGTAGATGAAGAAGGTGGTAAGGCATACAAAAACCATTTCCATCCTAATATGAATATTGAAGTAGATCCTAATACAGGTCAGATGGATCTTGTCGATTATGCTAACGCTACGATTAGCTTTGAGCAAAACCTAGCTGATTTTCACTTAGACAGTGATGACCCTAATTTTGACAGGAGAGATAGGTCTGGTATGAGTTACCAGTTAGGCACTTCTTGGGTTTATAAAGACCAAAATGGTGAGTTAAAAGACATGACTGTCACCCCTGATGTGATTGAAAACGCTATCTTTAGAGCAACGGATAATCCTGAAAAAGCCATAGCAATAAGAGATAAGGCTAAAGCGGATTACGAAAGATTTTATGGAGTTCCTTGGCGTGATTGACGTTTGTGGAATAAAAACACGGAGGGAAGGTAATGACTCACAAGCCGATGCACATGAAGCCTGAAGAGGACGTTATAAGTCCTCAACCTGACCCTGCTGTCTCCTCTTTCACACAGGGTACTGAAAAAAGGCCTGATGATCTTTTAAAGTATTACGGCGCAGTTCAATCCTCTGATGTCTATGGGGATTATCAGGGAAACCTGACAGATACAAAGCCAAAACCGTCTGATTATACCCCTGAAGAAACACGGTATATGTTCAGTGGCGGTAGTCATAGCCAAATACTATCTGATGACAAGCTAAGTCCCGGCGTTAAGTATCGTGCCGCAGAACGTATGTTCAAGGAGATGGACAACAATGAACTCTACGAAGCTAATTCAAATGCAGCACAAACCTTTATGTCGATGGTTCCTATAGGAGGTACAGTTGGCAATCTTGCAAGGACTATGAATGTATATGATTCTGCAAAAAAGATAGAGAACAATACTGCAACGGCTGTAGATTATCTAACTGTTGCAAGCCAGATTGAATATCAGAGAAGGCTTGCAGAAGAGAGTGGTGCAAGTAAGGCTTTCAGAGGATTCTTGGGAAGCCTAGGGTTTGTAGGTGAGTTTGTAGCCAGTGGTGGTACAGCAGGTCTGGCTAAAGCTGGTATTACAAAGATAACTGGCAAGGCGCTACAGCGAGGCGCTCAACAGGTGGCTAAGGAAGCCACTGAGAGGGCTATGGCTAATGGAATTGCCCGTGTAGCAATACAGGGTAGTGTAGATGATGTTGCTGGGGCAACTGCAAGACAACTTATTGCTCAGGGTGTTGCAAAGGAGACAGCGGAGAAGCTGGCTAAGGATGCAGCAGAGAGGGCGACACTACATGCCTCTCAAGGTTTGATAAAGCGTTCCGTCCGTGAAGGTACGGAAATGTTAGGGGATGCAGCATTAAGGACAGTGCAACCATCCTTTGCCCCTAGGATTGGAGAGTCTACGACCAGCAGGATGACTCCTGAATTCGACACAGAAAGTTGGACGGGAAAACTGGTTGTCGAGGAAGGTGACCATTGGATGCTTGCCCTACCAAAGGGCATCATTGATACAGGGATTGAGGTATTAAGTGAACAGTTGGGTGAGAAGTTCCTTCCTGCCGTTGGTAAAGCAATCTCATCCTCAGCGGGGAAAATGACCAGTAAGGTGTTCCCTAAAAGGTTTAAGGAGACATACAGACAGAACCTCATAGACGACCTTCTTAAAAGGTCTGGCCGTCCTGTAAGCCAATCATCTCGTAATCAAATCCTGAAGACTATGGGTATCAATGGCATCATCAGTGAGTTCTCTGAAGAACGTATGGCTGAGATCATGCACGGTACTGCTGCTGCAATATATGGAGAGCAGGGCAACTTCGGTATGACCGGCGAAGTATTGTCCGGTGAATTCGGTGCTGCCGCTGAGTCTATGGCTATTGAAGCACCTACTCTAGCTGCCTTCCAAATACCGGGAATAGCTGCATCTACCACACAACAGGCGCGTGAAGGTAGGCGTAAAGAGGCTGAGAGAAGGGCTGAAGAGCAGGCTGATCAGAGGATAAGGGAAACTATTGACGCATTTGATGCTGTGCAAATAGACCCTGCGGATAGGTTGAGAATACGAAATGAAGACCCATCAAGGTCTGTATTTGAATCTATTACTGTCGATATAGACGGGAAGAAAGTACCTTTGTCTAGGCTGTTTACAAGGCAGCGTGATCGCCAGTTGGTGAAAAGGATGCTTCAAGATGGTAAGGGACTTGATGAGGCTATTGTCAGTGTTCGTGAGCGTATTGCTGAAGAAGGTCTTGCGGGTGATAGACCCCAACAAGATGTGCCTGTTCCGCAACAGCCTGTAGAAACTCAGGTTCCCGAAGAAACTCAGGTTCCCGAAGAGGAGGTACTCTCTGATGAAGATATAGAGGCTGTACAGGAACCTGCTGCCACTGAAGAAGCACCTAATTATGAAGACCTGAGTTGGGATGAAATCAAAGATGTGGCAAAAAAACGTAAGATAAAGATAAAGGGTGGTTATGCAGGGCTGCAAGCTGCTTTGGTGGCGGATGATATAGCAAAGGCGGAGGCCGCACCTGCTACCCAACGGACACCCCCACCACCTGTGCCTGCTACCCCTGAGGTCGCACCTGAGAAAGAAATATCTGGAAAGGACTACCCTGTCTTTACTGGTGAGCAAAGCAGGACTAATCGTGGTTATCGCAGATACCTTGAGGAAAAGATGGATGCTGGTGCGATAAGCAGCCGAGAAAAGGTGCAGCTTTCTCAGATGACCCCCCACTTCCAACAGCAACTCAAAAACTCCCTAGAAAAGAGAGGTCTTAATGAGGGGGTTTTTGATAAAGTACCTCACGAGGAACGTAAAGATATTCTAAGGACTGGTGAAGAAAAGGGGCGTTCTCATGAAGGAAATGACACATACCTGCATGAGCAAGCTGCCCTGCTTAACGATAAGTATCCGGTAACTGATGCTAAGCCTGAACTAACCCGTGAATCTGTTCAGGCCGCTATAGATGGTAATCATCGAAATAAAGAAGTGAGAGCAGCACGAATTGCTGCCATTAAGGATGGTTGGTTCCACGAGGTAAAGGCTGAGGAACTCACTCGCTCCTATAAGGAAGGCGATAAGAAGTATGCCTTCGAACTTCAACGTAAGAGATACGTCAAGAACCCTGACAAGTGGGAGGATGCCAAGCCTGAGCAGGATGCCGTTCAAGAGCAGCCTGCTGAAGTCCACCCTGAGTATGGTGAGATTCCTGTTGAATTAAAGAAGGATGGTAGGGGAAGGTGGCGAGATGATGCTAATGTTGTTCATCACCCAATCAAGGTGGGTGATAAAACATATTGGGCATATCGCTCTCATGGTTTAGCTCCGAGCGATACCTATTGGGATGTTGCTTTTCTTCCTAATGAAACAAGTCGGGGTGAGACTGGTAAATGGCAGTATTTGCCTAGTACAAAAAAAGAGTTAATTGAAGAGTTAAATGATGGCTCCTTTTTCAGGAGGTTGGATAAGCCAACTGAGCAGCAGCCTGCTGAAGAGGTGATTGACGATTCTGTTGAAGCAGATCATACTGATGTAAAGGAGAAAGATGATGTCGAAAAAGATGAAGCAGGCTTGGGAGAAGCGGAAGCAAGAGATACTGAAGAAGGCTCCCAAGAGGGAAAACTACCCGACCAAGGAAGCCTTCCAAGAGGCCACGAACAGCTTTCGGAAAGTTTACGGTCAGGCGTTGAGGCCCCTGCCTTAACGGGACTCCCCGTTGATATATCAATACCGGGATACCCTGATGCTCAGATCGGACCGTCTAATGTAGCTAGGGTAGCTGCTGCTGTTTACATGCAGCGTGCAGGTTTAGAGTACAACCCTGTCTCAGATTACGCGCCTTTAGATAAAGAACGGGCAGCACGGATAGCTGACTGGTTCGAGAATGGTGTGCATGACCCCACTAACCCTGACGTTATTGCGGCTTATGAGGCACTAAAGAAAGAGACTCTTGCTCAGTGGGAAGTTATCAAAGAGACAGGTTTAGAAGTTGAATGGATTGACTTTGATAACATTGGTGACCCTTACGCTGAAACACTTCGTCAGGCAACAGAAGACATTGTTAGGAATAATCACTTCTGGGTATTCCCAACAATATCTGGTTTCGGCTCAAGCGAATTGGATGTATCTGACAATCCACTTCTAGAGATGACTGGTGAAATCATTGATGGAAAGGAAGCTGCATACAACGACATATTCAGAATTGTCCACGACTATTTCGGACACACCAAAGAGGGTGTTGGATTTAGAGCCAATGGGGAGGAGAACGCTTGGCGTGTGCATATGGCTATGTATACGCCCCTTGCAAGAAAGGCTGCGACAACAGAACTTCGTGGTCAGAATAGTTGGGTAAACTACGGTCCTCACGGTGAGGCTAACAGGACTGCTAGCGCTGCTGATACAGTCTATGCTGACCAGAAGGTTATGATTGCCCCTGACTGGGTTGTTAATGAGGGGTCTGGTCAGAAGCCAATTCCCAAGAAGAAGGGTGACCCTACACCAAAGGCAGAGGTAAAACCTAAGCCTAAGAAAGGTGCTAAGGGTGAGGCGGCCACACTCAGCCGCCTCACAGAAGCGGAGAATACTCTCCTAGGAGATTCTAAAGACCTAGAACAG